AGAAAATCATCGAGGGCGGACCTGCCTACGATATGCTTTTCAATAACCCTTTAATGAGCTGGGAAAGGTTTATTACTGATACGATCGGTCATTACGCCCTGAGCCGTGACGTGTTCTGGATTTTTACTGACATGCAGGGCAGTCGACCAAAAGAGATAAAGGTTGTCTCCGGCACACAGATGCACCCGATAACCCATAACCGCCAGGCTAATGGAGAGCTGCTCGGCTGGGAGTTCCGGGGCACGGGCGGCCAGCGGGTACAGTTTTCGCTCGATGAGGTTTATCAGATTAAGAACTTCAATCCGTACGATCGCTTTGGCGGCATCGGCCCGGCAAACGCCGCTAAATTATCGATAGACTACGGCTATGCCGCGTCTTTATTCAATGCAAGCTCGCTGCAAAACGGAGCTGAGCCGGGCACTGTCATAACAATGACCGGCAGCATTACGCCGGAACAACAACAACTGCTGCGAAGTCAATGGGACGCCCGGCACAGAGGCGCAGGTAACGCCAAGCGCACGGCCGTTCTTACCGGTGGGGCTGATGTCAAGTCTGTTGCAATGAATATGGTCGATATGCAGGTGGCAACGCTCACCGAGATGAGCGACAAGAAGATATGCAGCGCGTTCGGTGTGCCGCCGGGCGTGGTTGGTCTTATCACCCAGGCTCAATACTCGCACGGGCCAGCACAAAAGGACTTTATCTTTAATACGATTATGCCGCTGGCAATGCTTTTCGGCGGTGAGATCACTCGCGGTATCCTGTCAAAATTTTACAGCAACGAAATCCGCTCGCATGCAGTCGAGCCTGCCAAGTCTAATTTTTACCAGGGCACGCACAGGCCGCTCCGCACAAAGAGTTGTTTTCGGACGCCAAGGCTAAAGGCCGTGCAGCAGAAAAAACAAATCTTCGCCTGGTTCGATACCGACCAGCATCCGACCGTCCAGGAGCATCAGCGGGAAGTTGCCGAAAAGGTTTTGAAGTTTACCGATGCGGGTGTGCCGCTTAACCAGCTTGTTGAAGCGCACGATCTGCCTTACGAGTCAGTCGAATGGGGTAACGACTGGTGGATAGGTATGGGCCAGGTACCGGCAAGCTACATTATGGAGGCCGGGCTCGAAGGTATCACCGGCCCGCCGCTTCTTGAAGGCGAAGAACCCGGCACCGAAGAACCAGGCAAATCCGTTCGAGACACGAAACACGAGACACGAGACACGAACGATGAACGGCAGCGGCTGCGAATCTGGCAAAACTGGGTTATGAGCTGGGCCGGCATCGAACGGGAATACAAAGAGTCGCTTCGCGTTTTCTTTGTCCGCCAGGAGCGGGTGCTAATCGGTAAACTCAAAAAAGCCCTCGCTGAAGTCAGAAGCCAGAAGTCGGAAGACAGAAAACAGAAGGCGGACAATGAGCAGATTGTGGCTCGTGTTGTGTTTGACTTGACCGCAGAGGGTAACAAACTGAAGGTCATCAACCGCACGTTCTTTGAAAAGTCAACCGAGCTCGGCCTGCGGCAGGCGATAACTGAAATTCAGGGCCTTGCCGGTGAGGCGCTCGATTCGGCAATCGAGCAGGCAAAACGTAATCTTGTTATTCGCGGAGCATTAAACAGGCAAGCTACAAAAATAACAGATGTCAACGTAACAACACAGAAGCGAATCGCACGGCAGTTGTTTGACGGCCTGGAGAGTGGCGAGGGCCTGCCTGATTTGACAAAGCGTATCAAAGGCCAGCTTGGCGGCAACAGGGCAAGGGCTTTAAGCATTGCCAGGACCCAGACAGGTGGCGCCGTAGGTACCGGCCGGCACGTTGGCCTGGTCGAGTCCGGAGTCGAGCTAAAAAGCTGGATAACTGCCGGCGATACTGGCGTGCGGGATACGCACGTTGACGCCGGCCAGAGATACACCGAAGGTATCGCCGTAAGCCTGCCGTTTCAGGTAGGAAGCTGCATGTTGATGTATCCGGGCGATCCTGCAGGCTCAGCCGAGGAGGTCATCAACTGCAGGTGTGTTGAGATTGCAAGAAAAGCCAAAGGCAAAACGTTCGATATTGCCTTCTGGTCTAATCATAAGTTTTACAGTTACGAGGATATGAAAAATGGACCCAAAAACTAAATACTTTTTCGCGCAGGTAAAAGACATAAACGAGCAGGCACGGACTATCGATGCGGTCGCATCTACGAGCGAGCTGGACCGCGACAAGGATGTCATTCTGCCCATCGCATTTAAGGAAAGCCTCGATGCCTTTAAGGCCAATCCAGTTATCCTGGCCTGCCATCAGCACAGGCTGCCTTCCGGCTCATCGCCGGTCATCGGCTCGGCTATGCCCGAAAGCATTAAGATAGGAGAAAAGGAAGTTACCTTCACGATGGGGTTTGCCGAGACCGCCCTGGGCCAGGAGTACTGGCAGCTCTACCGCGACAAACACATGCGTGCCTTTTCAATCGGTTTTATACCGATTGAATACGAGGACAAAAAAGACGAGAAACTCGGCTGGGTTCGCACTTATACCAAGATTGAACTGCTGGAAATTTCCGCCGTGCCGGTACCATCGAACCGTAGCGCGCTTGCACGTGCCAAAGAATTGTTTCGCAGCAGCGACGAACTCGATGAATTCAAAAAAGGTATCGAAACGCTAATCGAAGAAACACGAATCGATATTACAAAACATTTTGCCAATATCAATACTGCAATCAAAAATTACAACGAAAACGTAACGGCCGCTATCAATGAGTGTGCCGACGATATTAAATCGATGTTAGTCACCGACCGGGCCGGATTCGCAGAGCGTCTGCTCGGCGACGCTCCTGAACAATCCGCCTGCGGTGATAAAGAAAAGACCGAGCGCATAATGAAAATGTTGGAAGCTTTAGCAAACAAAAAGTAACCCTTAACAAGGAGTAAAATTATGGCAGTAACATTGGAACAAATCGAAACAGCGGTCGGCCAGATAAAAGACAACATGGCAACAAAAAGAGAGGTCATTGAACTAATTGACCAGAAGGTCAATGAAGATAAGGAGCAAGCCGCTGCCGTTAAGAAAGGCCTCGACGAAACAAACCAAACTGTCGAGGAGCAAAAGTCGTTCATTGACAACCTGACGAACCAAATCAAACTACTCCAGCGAACCCGTTTCAGTTCGCTCAAAACCCCCGAGGGCAGTTACAACGGCTGCTGGGGCAACCTTGAGCAGGCCAAGAATTTCGGCCTGTTTATCCTTGCCAGTATAGCCGGGAACAAAAAAGCACAAAAGCAGCTTGAGGATATTGGCATCGAAGTTAAGCACGTCACCGAAAAAGCAATGGGCGAAGATGTTCAGTCAACAGGCGGCGCCCTTGTGCCAACGGAATTTATTCCGAACATCATTGTTCTGCAGGAAAAGTACGGTGTTTTCCGCCGCAATGTGCAGGAGTACCCGATGGGTTCCGATAGTGCTGTTGCACCAAATCTAAGCAGCGGCCTTACGGTGTACTGCCCCGGCGCCGGCACTGCTATCACAAAGAGTGATTTAGCACTCAGCACCGTTGGGCTTACCGCTAAAAAGTGGGCTACCCTGACGGCTATCGACAGCGAACTTGACGAAGATGCTGCTATCGCGATAGGCGAGCTAATCGGCCGGCAAATCGCCCAGGCCTTTGCCAAAAAGGAAGACGAGGTCGGCTTCCTGGGCGATGGCACAAGCACGTATTTCGGCCATACCGGTATTGCCGGAGCACTGCGTGACGTTGACGCTACAATCGGCAATATCAAGTCGCTTGTTGTTGGAACCGGCAATGTTTACAGCGAACTTACCCTGGCTGACTTCGAGTCAGTAGAAGGCATAGTTCCTGATTACGCCGATGACCTCGACCTTAAATGGTACTGCAGCCGAAAGTTTTACTTCACCGTAATGGTAAAGCTCGCCTTGGCTGTCGGCGGTGTGAATGCCACAGAGGTACAGTTGAACCGTATGGCCCGCCAGAAGTTCTTCCTTGGCTATCCGGTCGAGCTTGCCCAGGCAATGCCCAACACAGAGGCCAACAGTCAGATTTGCGCTCTTCTGGCCAACCTGCGGATGGGCGCCTATCTGGGCGATCGCAGACGGCTGACAATCGCCAAGAGCTCAGAAGTCTACTTCGCAGAGGATCAGCTTGGTATCAGAGGCACCGAGCGAGTGGCGCCTACCGTCCACGGCGTCGGCGACACAACCAATGCCGGCCCGATCTGCGGATTGATTACCGCTGCATCGTAATCGAGCAGCAAGTTGTGAGTTGTGAGTTCGTAATTTGCGAACTATAAACTATAAACCAAAAACCAAATTGGAGTCAAAAAAATGATCGAAATCCAAAACACAAAGGTAGGGATACTGACCCCGCCGCAGATCAAAAATAACGGCGACTTCGACAACAATACCTACATCGACACCCAAGGCTGGAATCACCTGCGGGTACTGTTTATCACCGGTGTTATTACGGCATCCGCCCCCATCGGCTCAACTGCCGAAGGTACCGCGCCGCTCGTTGAAGAATGTGATACAACAGGCGGCAGTTATACTGCCGTCACCGGTGCCGCTTTGGCCGATGCCATAGCCGATGACGAGGACGACAAGCTCTTTGCAATCGACATCGACTTGACCAAAAGCCATAAGCGCTACATGCGGGTCCAGGCACCTCATTCGGGTGACGGCACCCCCGGCGCCAACCTGGCGATCATTGGCATTCTCTCGCGGCCGGAGATCGGCCCGAAAGATGCTGCAGGGCAGGGCCTTACCGAGCACATAAAGGCTTGATGACGGAATTCGTGGTTCGTGGCTCGTGGAACAGGAAATGCAAAAGTTAAAAATCAAAAGTAAAAACTGTGGAGTCAGCCTTCGGCTGACGACTTCCTTAGTTTTGCGCTTTTAGCTTTACATTTTTCGCTTCACGAGCCCGGACCGTAAAAAGTGTGATGCGTGAAGCGTGAAGCGTGAAGCGAAATACGAGATACGCTTCACGAGATACGCTTCACGAGATACAAGGAGTGAAACGATGTGGATCAAAATGAAAGGAAGTTACGCCGGCTTTCTCGGCTGCTTTAACAAGGGGCAAAAATACGACCTGCCGCAGGAAACGGTGAAGCGATTGCCGAAAGGCTGCTACAAAAAATGCAAGCCGCCCTGGGACGAGCAAAAAGACGAGAAGGCCGCCAGGCGAGCAGAGGCCGAGGCCAGGGCACGCCAGGCCGAGGGCAAGGCGGATAAGCTGCAGGCCGAGGCATACAAGGCGAAACAAACCGCCAAGGCCGCCGTAGCCGAAGCCGGCAAATCAAAGGCAAGCCTCGTACAAGCAGAGGCTGCGCTAAAGCAGGCCAAAAAAAACAAAGCCCCGAAAGCAGTAGCGAAACTTTCCAGAGCATTCCAGAAAACGAAGCTACAGCTAATAATGGCTAACGCTGCGGCTGATTTTTACAGGGCAGAAGCGCAGCTAAAAGAATTAGAGGCCGAAGATGCAGAAACAGAAGCTGCCAAAGCGGCAAAAGCAGTCAAAGCTGCCTGAGGCTAAAAAAGCGATCGATAAATCGCCCAAGGACAAACAGTTCAGGCCCGACAAGGCCGGCGGTAACTATATTGTAAAGTAGTTTTGAATTTTGAGTTTTAAGTTTTGAGTTGTAACTAAAAACCAAGAACTAAAAACTGAACGTTATGGAACTTGTTGCACAAACATCAAGTGCAGTCGCGGTCGATGAGAACCTGACGACTCTTATCGACTGGATAAATATCGAGCAGCTTTCCGGCTTTACGATTATCGTCAAGAACACCGGCGGCGGCTCGGCCGACGATATTACCGATGTGCAGATAGACACATCGCCGGACGGCGGTGTAACGGTAAACACGGACCAGCACGCCGGCGTCCCTGCTGTCCCTATAGCCTCCGGTTCGGCAAAGACCGGTACTTTTACCGAGACCGCTGCGTTTGTGCGAGTAAGGGCCTTGTGTGCGGCCACGGAGGATACCACAGCCGAGGCCTGGCTAATGGCGGATTCGTCGGTAGGCAGGATATGCACGCTTGCTGATGTAAAAGAAAGGCTCGGCATCACTAACACCGACAATGACCAGGCTATCAGCCGAATCGTTCGCGGGCTCGAGGCGGTATTCAATAACTTTACACATCGCAAGCTCATACTGAACTCCGCCGCCGAGACGGTATATCTTACCGGCGGCGACAAGCGAATAATCATTCCCCGTTACCCGATTGTTTCGATAACATCAATAAAGGAATCGGCAACCTATGATTTTGCAAACGCCGATGCACTTACGGCCGACAGTGCGTACCGCGCAGTTAACGAGCGGGGGGTGTTGTATCGAATAGGAACTACCTGGCTGAATGTTGAGGATGGTGTGCAGGTTATTTACAAGGGCGGCTATGTTGCCGCAGGCCAGACGCCGGGCAGCGGCGAGACGGCAATGCCGGACGATCTGCGAGAGGCGGCCATCGAGCAGGCAAGTTTTGTCTTTAAGCGCCGAGACGACATCGGCCTGGCGGGGGTCGGCTTCGAAGGCGGGTCGATGAGTAAGTTTTCGGCAATCAAGTTGCTGCCAATGGTCGAAGCGATATTGAAATATTACCGGAGACTAAGCCTATGATGATTCAGCTTCAAATGGGAGCGGGCTTCGAAAAGACTGTTGCCGAGCTCGGCTCGATGG